GGCCGATGACCCGTTGCCAGTGAAGGTATAGCCGACGCCAGGTTGCAGGTTCATCGTTAGGTGTTAATCGTATAGACCTCCTTGAGGTAGCCTTCCCTGTTGAAGCGGATCTCGTAGCTGATCTTGTACAGCATGCCGTAGTCCTCGAAACTGACATTGGACAGAAGCAGCTGCGGGGTCTCGTCCTTCGCTTGGAAACTATCGCCCATGTAGGCAGGGAGAAGGAAACGATACCCCTCTGGAGCACGGCCGCTGAAGGCAACTCCGACGTATTTGCGGAGGGTCACGACGTTGCCGGCCTTCGTCGTGTAGAGCACTCCGTTAAAGGACGACACCGGGGACAGGTACGACGTGCGCTTATAGAGCTTCTTTTCCTCGTTAGTGGTAGTACCGAAGAAACCCTTGAACAGAGGCAGGTTGGGAGCCTGTCCATCGTTCCCGAAGATGGCGCCATTGATGCCCTTGAACGCCGGGGTGGGCGTCCCGTCAGGGGAAGGACAGGACGTGTAAGGGGGCGGGCCAGCGATGCCGTACCCGGATGGCTTGAAGAAATTAGGGTGCGAGGTAAGTGGCTCAGAGCTCAGGGTGGCCGACCCGCTGACGTTGGGCTCCGTCCAGTCGCCGTTCTCGATGCCGCAGTACTCGGCCGTGATGATGGCCACGCCCAGGGCGCCGTAGCTGACGCTGACCTTGTGGCACTTCAGGCGGGGGTCAGGCTTGAAGACGTCGCCGCGCTTGGGTGCGTTGCCGGTCTTGTTGTCGTCTACCTTGTAGGTCGCCCGGCAGGTCAGGAGTCCATAGCCGTCGTTTTCAATGGTGTAGCCGGCCTGCAGAACCGGGGTGCTTAGGCTGTTGCCCTTGTCTTTGCGTGCCATAAATTATCGGGAGATGTCGAGGCGGCGGGGGGAGGGGAAGAACTTGTCGGTCTTGAAGCCGGTCTCCGCCTGGTCGCGTTCGATGAGGGTGCGAAGGCTGTTGGCCATGTCCTCTTGGATGGTGATCTGGCGGTTCAGCGCATCAAGCTGCGGGCTGAGGCCGACGCCGACAGTGCCGCTGGCCACGGCCATGAAATTGTTGGGGGTGGCGCCGGCGGGGCCTTCGGGCTTCACGGGGCGCTTGGCGGCCGTCTCGGCGTAGAACTTGTCGAAGGCGGCCTGCAGCTCGGGGCTCATTATGCCTCGGCCCAACGTGGTGGCGATGTCCTCACGGCTCTGCACAAAGCCGGACATGCCGCCGTAGGGATTTTTGCGCATCTCTCGCATGAAGGCCACCTGCTCATCAACCTTGGCAACGCCTTCAGGGGCTTCCCGGAAGAACTGGATGCGGGCCTGCTCCTTAAGCTCCTCGGCCTTCTTCTTATCCTCATCGGCCTTCTGCTGTTCCTGCCGACGCTTGGCCGCCTCAATCTCCTGATTGCTCGCGTAGAGCTTGGCCTCGGCAGTGTTGGCGAAGTCTAGCGCCTCTTGGATCTCGCGCTTGCGGTTCTCGATGGCGGCCGAGACAAAGTTAATGGCGCTATGCAGGAGGACCATCGGGGCGAAGAAACTCATGAACACGTCCTTGCCGAAGTTCTTGAACTTGTTCTGCACCTGCTGCGATTGGCGCTCGAACTCGGACATGGCCTTCTTGGACTTGTCCACCTGCTCGGGGACGTCCGTCGTGCCCTTGATGCTGTAATTTACGTCCGTGCTCATCCTACCCTTGGGAAGAGGTAAAAGCCGCCATGGCTTCCTCGTCCTCGGTGGTCAGCAGGTTGACCTCGGCCCCCTTCATCGCGGAGAAGGCCGTGGACATCCAGATGGCCTGCGCCTCCGGCATCGTCCAGGCACGCTCCTCGGGCACCCCGTTGCTGATCAGGGTGGCCACTAGGCTGAGCGCCCAGGGCATGCCGCTGGCCCGCTGCTCGAGCTTGCCGGTCTCCCAGAACTTGGGCCAGTGCTCGACGTACATGCGCCCAACGAACTGGGCGATGGTCTTCTGCATGAACTCGGGCTCGGCGTCCATGCGGGCCAGCAGGGCCTTGTCCTTCATCGTGATCTCGCGGAGGGATTGCCCGGCGCAAGTCTTCAGGGCCGCCACCACCGCCGCCGGCGTGAACCCGGTACCCTCGACGAAGGGGGAGTCGATGGCGTGCAGCCTTACCCGGTCACGCAGGGAGAAAGGGGCAAGCCGATACCCGAGCACCTCTTCGGGCTCAGGGTCGGTAAAGGCCAGGATGAAGCGCCGGTCCACGCCCTACGCTTTAAACGTAGGTGGAAAAGCCGTCAAGGTCAGGTGTAGGTAGTGATGCCTTCAACCTGGCGGAACTTGATGCTGACCCGGACGAAGTCCTTGTTGCTGCCCTTTTCAGAGATGGACTCCACACAACCCGTGATGCTTTGCGAAACGCCCACGTCGGTCTTCAGCGCAATCGTAATCGCCGCGCCGATTTCCGGCATGTCGGAGGTCTTGGCGATGCCTTCCACAGTGCCGGTGCGCTCCACGCCGTCGTAGCGGAGGGTCACAGTCATGCCCGTCTCGTCGGCCACCTTGTCGTTCAGCTCGAAAGCCTTATCGACGCTCAGGCTCTGGCAGATGAAATTGCTGATGCCGGCCTGCGCGGCCACGCCGTACAACACAGTAACGCCTTTGAGGATTGCAGCCATGGGTGGTTCTTACCCTTGGCGGGCCGGTCAAGGCGCAAGGACGCAGACGACCGACACCCGCAGGACAGTCGCCCAGGCACCCGTCTGCTCGTCCAACCCCTGGTCTTCCGAGACCACAGTCACGTCGTACAGGGCCGCGTCCCCTTGGGTCGAGAAGGTCGTCGTCATGGCCGTCACGTCGGAGAGGGTGGCCACCATGGCCGCCGCCCGGGCCCGGTGGGCCGTCAGGGTCACGTCGTTGGCGTTGTCGTGCAGGACCGCCCGCACCTGGCAGTCGTAGTTCCCGAGGCCGTCAGGTAGGCCAGCGGGGGTGTTGGCCGAGTCGCAGATCACCACGACCTTGGGCATGGCCGCGTCGCCGGCGTAGTCGCCCGGGTAGATGTTGACCCCCGTGAAGGTGGCTTCGGCCTGAAGCATGGTCACGAGGTTGCCCTCGACGATGTGGCGGATGCTGGATGTGCCCATAAGTAGTTAACGCTTTGATGCCTTGTCTGCGGCCTTCTTCAACCTTTGTTCCAGGTCAAGGCGCAGCTGCTTGTACCGCAGGCCGAGGACAGTGCTTTTGACGTCGGCCTCCGTGCTCACGTTGTTGGTGTTGGCGATGCCGTTTCCGATGACCAGGTCGAAGACGTCCTTGGACTCAATTAATTTAACATACCCGGCCGCACCCGCATGGCGCTTGATGTAGTTCGGGATGCCCGAGGTGCCGAAGTTCGCCTTGTTCTCGCGGCTCGAGGGCTTGGGCAGACCCATCAGCACCTTGTACCAGCCTGCCTTGAGCATGCCCACCGCCGGCGCCCGGCTGGCCACGTATTCCTGAATGGTCTGGTCGTCCTCGACGATCTCCTTGTCGCGCCAGTTCCGCAGGGGCTGGAATGACTTCCCATTCTTGGAGAAGCGGCCACCATGCCGTTGGCGCATGGCTTGGTGCAGGGGCTTGGGGTCGGCGACGTACCCCATGCTGCCGTAGTCGGACTTGCGGACCAGAGACCGGGCAAAGTAGTTCTTGGCCTTACGGAAGGCCCGCTCGTCGTCGTAGTCGTTGGCGATGGCCTGCAGCACCCGCGTGCCCCGCTTGAGGGTCGTCCGGGCGGCGCCCTGGAGCAGAGACTGAAACTCGGCCGGCGTGCCGTAGCGGGTCGAGTAGGCCAGCTTCTCCGTCAGCAGTAGCAAAGGGGCGATGCCCTTGCGGGAGTTGACCGCGATGAAGATCTTGCGGACGTCCCGATTGATGGACCGCTCGCCAGCCTTCTGGGCCTGTTGCTTGAGGCCGTTGCCCTTCGACCCCATCGGGGGAGTCAGCATCATGGACTCGCGGCACATCAGCGCCGCATTCTTTAGCCCCACGTCCTTGATGGTCTCGCGGCAGGCGAAGGCGTACTCCATCATGGCCTGCTCGAACTCGGCGAGGCTCTTAGGCTCAATCTTGGTCTCGACCCTCACTGGTTCAGCAGGATGACCTGCAGAGTCACCCAGGCGCTCTGGCGCTTGTGGGTCTGGCCGACGATGCGCAGGCTTTTCCCGTCCACGGCAATCACCTTGCCAATCCCTAGGGAGGCGATGGGGTCCTGCCCGCTGATGATGGCAGCCGATGCCCCCGTAGACCCGTCTGGGAGGCTCCAGGAGGCCGTTGCAGCCGGGATGCGTACCATGTGCTGGGTCCGGTCCACAAAGCCCCCCTCTTGGAACGACTGCGTGATGACCGGGTCGGAGATCAGGCACTGGAAGGTGATGGCCCCCGCGTTGCACGAGCCGGGCACCCCGAAGTCGGCCACCATCTCCTTGG